TAAAAAAGTAAGATTCTACGTTTCTACTGGTATGCACGGATCACTTGAAACAGAAACATTTCTTTTGAAAACGGACTTGAATATTGAGTTCGATATATTAACACTTGAACAATTAGAAAAGAGATTACAGAGGCTTATGACGACTGGTTAGTAAATAATATTGACTCTGGTTGGTCTATCGAGAAAGAGGTGGCGGAATAAATGGGAGTGAGTATTGATTTATACAGTTATGATTATGAAGCGCTTGTGGAAGGTATTAGTTACGATTTACGACGTATTGACTTGCATGACAAGATTCCTGATAGCTCTAAAAAGAGTTATTGGCAACTAGAAAGCCGATACGAATTAGTAATGGAGGTGGCGGAATGAAACAAGGGCAATGGATGTTAAACGGTAGTTACGGCGGGCGATGGGAATCAATCACATATTTTGATACAAAAGATGAGGCTATCGAGCATGGTATCAACTTGTTAAAAAAGTATAATCACAACACGCATGACGAAAAAACTCGCAATCAAGTGATGAATGATTTAACTATATATTCATATTACAATGAACTGATTTATACTTTTTTTGTTGGTGAAATTGGGGAAATAGCGTTTCCAGACGAAACCGACAGTCTGCTAGAGAACATAGCAGAGCGAGTATATGAAGTGGCTGGGGAGTATTCTGAGGGCTATTTGGACGATGTAACAGAAGAACACAGAGAAGAATTACAGAGTTTTATCTACAGGTGGGAGTATTCTGAGGGCTATTTGGACGATGTAACAGAAGAACACAGAGAAGAATTACAGAGTTTTATCTACAGGCGGGCGAAACAGCGTGGTTATTTACCTGAGTGCTTCCTAATAAGGGAAATAGAAGAGATTGATATAAGAAATTTTGAAGAGGTGTCGGAATGATGTGCGAATTTTGTAATGTGGATGTAAATAAGAGGGTTAAGAATATAAGCGACGAGAACGACGAAATGCGGTTGAATAAAGCAAGTCAATTAGAAGTTGCAGCAGGCTGGCAACATGGATTTACTTATGCTGAATTTAATATTAAGTACTGTCCGATGTGCGGAAGGAGATTGGGTTAATGACTAAATTAGTAAGATGTGGCGTATGTGAAGAAGCTTTTAGTGAATATGATGACATAATTAACGTAGATCCCCATGGATGGTTTCACGAGAGATGTGTAGAACTTGTTCCAATACGTTATGCTGTTTTGGCTAAATCCAGATATTACGATGTAGATGGCTTTCTCGGAACTTGCGATGAAGATGATAAAAATTTTGCAAGCTATGTTTTTGAAGAAGGAGAATACTTGGAGGACGGGGAGGAGGAAAAATAAATGATGAATCGTGTCATACTAGTAGGACGCTTAACTAAAGACCCTGATTTACGTTATACCCCAGCTGGTGCAGCAGTTGCGACTTTTACATTAGCTGTCAATCGCCCTTTCAAAAACGGGCAAGGAGAGCAAGAAGCTGATTTTATTCAATGTGTTGTTTGGCGTAAACCAGCAGAAAACGTCGCTAATTTCTTGAAAAAGGAAGCTTGGCAGGCGTGGATGGTCGAGTTCAAACTCGTAATTATGAAGGGAACGACGGCAAGCGCGTTTATGTGACAGAAATCGTAGCCGAATCAGTTCAGTTTTTAGAACCTAAAAATAACCACGTAGAAGGCTCTACATCGAATAATAATCAGAACGGGGCTAATTATTCAAATAATAGTAAAACAACTCCATATAGAGCTGATTCGAGCCAGAATAAGGATTCGTTTGCTGATGAGGGTAAGCCGATAGACATTAACGAAGATGATTTGCCATTCTAAAAATCGGGGAGCGTTGAAAATGAACAGAAAAGATTTAAAAGATAAGCAATGGGAAATTATTCTACAAATTGAGAAATGCAAGAAATATACAAAAAGAAAACAATTAATTCAACAATTAGAAAGATTAGAAGCTTACGGAGACAGGCAAAAAGGAATGGCAACACCAACACAGGTACGGTTAATATTATCGGTTAACGAGTATAGAGAATTAAGTAAAAAACTAACTGATTTGGAAATTGCGGAAAAGATTGGAATTAGTAGAAGTTCATTAGTAGATTTTAAAAAGAAAAACGGCTTACTTCAACACCAGGGGGTAACGACATGACAGTTAGAGAGAGAAAACAACTAATAGATGTGATCGCTAACTACACAAGTCATACAAACGAATATTTAAACAATTTAACAGACAAGGAGTTAGAAGTTATTTATGAAACAAGAGTTATTGAAGACTGCCACAACTAGTAATAAGATTATCATTCCGCTTCCACTTACAGATTTAAATACGTATATAAACAAAGAAAGAGGGCATAGACAAGCAGCTGCTAAAGTGAAAAAGCAAATGACCTATATTTGCGCTAGCTACGTGGAAATGGCAATGAACCATGGCGTAACCTTCTCTACTCCTTGTCGAATTAAATTTACTTGGATTATACCGAACAAACGAAAAGACCCCGACAATATTGCTTTTGCTAAAAAGTTTATTTTCGATGGAATGATGCAAGCGGGATTTATAGAAAATGATAATTTAAACTTTATTGAAGGCTTTTCCGACCATTTTGTTATTGATAAAGGAGAAGAAAGTCGCGTAATTGTGGAGGTAGAAAATGATTGATAAAGTAGCAAAATTTATAGGAGCGTTCACTATTTATACTCTTTGGGTGCTAGTTATAATATTTGTGTTAGGAATCGTTATTAAAGGCATATGGTGGACATGGAGTAATATATTTTAATTTGTTAAACGGGGGCGACTTATGAAAAAAGAAGACGGCGTTTACACTCGCATAAATGGCGAAGAAAAGTTAATCACAAAACCACCAGAAAATGGCTTTGGAAAAACTACTATCACGTGGAGCCATGGCAAACCTACCACTGCCGAAAGCGTACAAACAATAAAACTTAATAAATAGTCTGGTCGAAAAAATCGAAGGACGTCATGAACAGTTAAATCTGTTGTGACGTCCTTTTTTTATTAATCATTGGGGAGAGTGACGAGAATGCAAGAATTAATTAATGAGTACAGAGGAGCTTTACAGGAAGTGAACGAAGTAAAAGCTAATTTGCAAACCAAAATTGACGCAAAAAAACGTCCTCCGCAAGCAGCAGGGCAAAAAAGAATTATTCAAGAGGTGCCAGAGAAAACAGTCATGTCAAAACTAAACAGCATTATTGATAGTTTAGAATATTCGATTGAATGGATGGAATTAGGACATGAACCAGCACCTCGTCGAGCTATTCACAGACGTTCTGGACTTCAAAGGGAAGTATGTGTTACAGATATTGAAACTATGCGTCAATGGTTCGTATATGAGCATGGTATCGCATATGACTTTGAAGATAATGAGCCAAAGATTTCGGAATGGGACAAAATTCGGATGGAAGACGCAATGTCCACGATGTCAACACAAGAAAAGAAAGTATTTTTGTTAAAACATGAAAAAAATTTATCGTATTCACAAATTAGCGATGAGATGGAGATAAGCGTTCGTTCTGTACGATCTTATCTACATCGTGGGGAAGAAAAAATACAGAATCAAATTGATGGTAGCTTGTTTTGCATGGCAATTTAGTAATTTTTGCCGCACACCTGCCACCTATATATGAGAAGTGAAGATGATTACACAAAATAAATCATATATTGAGTCTGCGCTTCACTTCTCGCATACTCGTGGCGGAATAGGTAGACGCATCGGTAATGCTCTTCAAGAAGTCGTGCATTGTGTTCGAATTCTAGGTGTTCGGCACAAAGGTAAATGGAATCGTGCCTAGTAAACCGTTGACTTCCTGCAAGGTGCAAATCCTTGCCGAGTATATTAACGACAATACCTTCCCTCAACTTAATTGCAGAGATGGAAAGGTTTTATAGGGTCCACCCTTGTGAAAGCCAAAGGTAAGACAACACGGCGAGTAGTGCAAGATAAAAACCTATCGCTGACGAGTGATACCGTAGAAGTTTAAGTGGTTTCATAACTACGGATTATATTAACAATTACAGCTCCGATGATTCGGGGCTTTTTTGATACATAAAAATAAGGAGTTGATTATTTGACGATTCCAGAGCAAGTAAAAATAGGTGCTATCAATTATAAAGTGCAAGAAAAGGAAGTCGTTGACAATGATTTAAATAACTGGGGCGCTTGCGTATTTCATGATAATCATATCGAAGTTCTAGCCGGACTTTCAGACGAGCGAAAAGAGCAGACGTTAATTCATGAAATATTGCATGCTATTTTTACGAAGCCGGTTTTGAAGAGCAAGACGAAGATCTAATAAATAGAGCAGGAATAGTTTTATACCAGTTTTTGAAAGATAATAATTTATTTCATAAGCAAGATGTAAATTAGATTTCAGTTAATAAGGGAGTGTGGTGATATGTAGTGAGTAAAAAGAAATTAACTACTAATGAAAAATATGGCTTGTTCGCTCGAGCTTATGTTACAAATGGTTTTAATGGCAAAAAAGCGGCTATTACTGCGGGATATTCTGAAAAAAGTGCAGAAGTTACAGCTTCTAAGCTATTAAGGATTGCTAAGGTGTTAGAAATAATAGACGCAGAAATGAAAATGCTATCTGAACGCATGAGAGATGACGCATCAAGAATTTATTTCGAGCTATGGGATCAAGTTAGAATGATTGACGATAAAATGGCAAAGCACGAAGAAGCATCAGAGCAGTTAAATATTACTGATGCGAGAACTGTAGTGATGAAAGCTGACATAACGAACTTGAAATCGAAAATCAGGCGCATAGAAGCAGAATTTAATAAAATAGATGGCAGAACGAGTAAAGGCAGAACGGAAAAAAATGATTTAAAAAAGGAACTCGAAGAACTGAATTTAAAACTTGAGGAATCTAAAGAATCGCTAGAAGATTTGGATAGTTTGGCGGCAACTTCTCGACGTGATTTACTGTGGCACAGAGATTGGAAAGAGATGTTGACACTTAGAACACAAATTCTACAAGACTTATTCGACCGCGCAGGATATAAAGAAATGAGAGAGTTACAAGACAGACGTTTAAGGCTTTTAGATGCACAAATTAATAAACTCGAATTAGAAAGTAAGAAAGATGACAAAAACTCAAGGACTACAACGATTATCATGTCAAACACTGAAGAAATGCAAGCCTACCTTGATAAGAAGGCAGGTGCTGACAGTGAACGCAACGATTCGCAAGAAGTTAACTGATTACCAAGTTATTAATGTCATAGATAAAATTAATCCCGCCTTTTACGATTTGTGGTTATCTAAACATAATCACATCATAGCGAAGGGCGGACGTTCTTCTATGAAGTCGTCAGTCATTAGTTTAAAGCTCGTTGAGAAAAAATGGCTAAACCGCTATCTAATATGGTGTGCTTGAGAAAAGTGGCTAATACGCTCTATAAATCAGTCTATCAGCAGATTAAATGGGCTTTATATGAAATGGGTGTTGCGGACCAATTCAACTTCGGTAAATCGCCTATGGAAATCATTCACAAAACTTGGGGGACAGGCTTCTACTTCTCTGGTTGTGACGATCCCGCTAAACTAAAATCGATGAAAATTCCGGTGGGTTATGTTAGTGATTTGTGGTTTGAGGAATTAGCGGAATTCTCCGGCGTGACTGACATTGATGTTGTAGAAGATACGTTCATTCGTGAAGATTTGCCGGATGACCAAGAAGTAACAACTTATATGTCTTATAATCCGCCTCGAAATCCATATGAGTGGGTGAATGAATATGT